TTTGATATTGAGTTGAACCAGATGGTAAGTATTTAACTTGGTCATATGAGAAAGTTCTATCAAATGTTTTTAATGGATACATATCTCTACCTTTTAATCTAATCTTTACTTTTGTATTAGCAACGTATTCATTTTTTAAATTACTAACAACAACTTTATACCCGTCTTGTGCAGAACCTGTTACAGGTGTCAAACTTCCAGTTGAGAAAGAACTATCATCCCAAACTAATTCTAATTTTGGTTCATATATTGTATTTGTTTCCTTTGAAAAGAATTTTATAACACCGTAATCCAACCCGTCATTTTCTGCAGTTAAACTATGATGTACTACAAATCCATTATTTGGAACAGAACCACTTACCCATAGTTTAACCAAATTAGTAACATCCATTCTAACATCATCCATTTCATAATCAAATGATTGAGATGCCATAGATGCGGTGTACCAAGTACCACCACCACCATTTAATATTGAACCAGTATCAGAGCCACTTACATATGAATCCGGAGTTACCGTATAATTCATCCATTTATTAATTCCATCTTTGTAGTACCAACTAACACCATCTGTAGTAATATTATCAAATTTAGTACCAGTACCCATACTCCAACTTTGAGAAACCGCGTTTGCATACAAAGTATATTGTAGTGGTATCTCTTCGGATTTGGCTGTTTTTAAATTTAAAAATACAGAGTAACTACCTGTACCAATACTTTCAGCAACAGATTGAGATATTTGAGTTGAATTAAATTTAATTAAAGTTCTAGCAATATCTTTGGTAGAACCATAATATAATTTACCAACTTCCAACATTTCATCCCTACCTGCGTTTTGGTCTGGTTGTTGTAAGTATATACTTGCGTCAAATGATGATGTGAAAAATTTATGCATTATAGTGCTCTTCCTTTAATATCTTTATTTGGGTACTTAACTTCAAAAACACAAGGGTCTAATGATGGGTAAATCATTTTATCTTTAGTTGCTTGGTCTATATTATACTTGTTTGTAGAATAGTTTCCATCTCCACCACATAGGTTATATATTTTAACCGATGGAACACTCATAACTCCTTCTACATTTGCAAGAATTAATTCTATTTCTGAAAGATTTATTGGTTTATTAAATGTCCAACTATCTATATTAAAATAATCTTGCATTTGTAATAAACAATTTGCTACTACTTCATTTTTATTATAATTAGAATAACATATTACTTCAAAATCACATCCAACATTTACAATAAATCCATTTAATAAATTTACCGAATCTGTCATCAAACGATATTCTCCTAAATAAGTTTTTAAATTTTGTTTAACCGCGTTATTTAAATTTGTAAGTTTTTTATTTTCATCATAACCCAATATATACATATTTATTGCAAATGGGTTATTTACTTCCGATATTGCTGAGCGTTTTTGTGAAAGATATTTAACCAATTCTTTTTGTACTTCTGATTGTGGTTTATTTTTTAATCCATCAACTAATGCAACAAATTCTGTAATATATTTTGGATTTGCAAGAATTGATGATGGGGAATTATTATCTATTTCACCATCAGGACTAACATATACTTTTGCAATACTACCATACCTTTCTGGCATAGATAAAGCTCTTACAACATAATCTTGTCTTGTTACTGCTCTATTTTGAGAACCAAATACCCCTAATGCGTTTTGTCTTATTTCTTCAATTGATTCACTACCTCTACCACCGGTTGCAGGTTCTAAATTTTCAACTGCTATAGTATTTTTTATATCATTATAAGAATTTAACAAATTAGTTGGAATTGATAAAAGGTCTTCTTCAAACTGTATGTTATCAATTGTAGTTAAATCACCTGTGTTTATATTTGATTCAATTCCACCACCAACTAAATACTTTACTAAAAGAGTTTTACCAGCAGGAGATATTCCAAATGTGTTTGTTTTTAAAAAATTAGATGGGTCTATTCCTTGATTTAACCTTTGAATAGTATTTGCCAATCCTAATCCTATATTTTTGGTATTTGGTAATAATTGTTCATCCGTTTTACCACTTCCACCACCATTTCCAAATTGTAAATCCATAGTATTATCTGAATTTACTTTTACTGAAAATCTACGAGGTACTTTTTGTACTTCTAATATATAAGGAACTGAACCTGAAAATTCACTCAAATCTGAATTATATGATATGTTTGGTTTTTCAACAAAAATACTTTCTTGCGCCAAATATGGAACTTCATAAAATATTTCATTTGTATCCGAATCAACAACAGATGTTATCCCTATAATGTTTAAATCAGATAATGTTTTAGATGGATAATCCATATCCGATTGGTCAAATGAAACCGATGTAGAAAATTCTTTTGCGGATATTGCTTTAACTGTTTTTGAAATTAAATATCTTGTAGGATTGCCAAATTCATCTCTTTCAAATACACTAACAGAATTACTCCCGGTTTGTGCAAAATTAACCACATCTGTAGTTCTAAATGTTACATTTCCATTTGTTGCTGAAGAAATTTCCATTCCTTCTTTTACTGTTAAATAAAATCTATTATCTGGTGAAAAATCAGAACCACTATTACCATTTGCTTCAAAAACGGATGGTACTAATTGATAAACGGTCATCGTAGTTACTGCCGGTGTTGATACTTTTGGTTTATAACCCATTGATTGTGCCAAAGCTATAACGTTTTTACGTTCAGTAGCATATGCCAACATTGATTCTTTTAATTGAACATCTTGATAGAAAGATAAAATATCACCAATGGCAGCTGCATGCTCAACAAACACCATACCAGGTGATGCCTCATTAAAATCGGAATATGTGTTTGGAAAATAAGTTTTAGTATAATCTATAAGGTTTTGCTTTAACGTAGCAAAATCTTTACCAAGATAATTTATTTTTTTATTATCGTTTCCCCAATTTTTATCTATCGGTTTAATTGCCATTATTAATTATTTACATTTATTTGTACTGATTCACCTAAATTTGGATTTGAAATTAATGAAAATTTAATATCCAAAGCTATTTTATGGTTGTCTATATCATTTTCATCATAATCAAATATAATAGTATCTATATTCAAATATGGCAACCAAACTGAAACCGCTTCTACAATTGAATTTTCTATGTTTGTTTCTATTAATACACCATCTAATGGTTCAAATAATACTCTCCAAACATCACAACCAAATTCAGGTTGCATTAACCGTTCACCTTTTCTAGTTAAAATAAGGTTTTTTAAATTATCTTTAGCTTGAGTTAATGTAGTAAAATTGGTTGCAAATATACCATTAGAATCAGAACTTCTATTAATTCCAATTCCAAGTACTTTGTAATCGTTTTCTACTAAATCTACTACATTAACCTTACCAAGCTCTATTGCCATTATTTAAATCTTTTTACTAATTCAGAATAATCTCTTGTTAATGCTTTCATAGTTGCATCTTGCAACGCATCACCAGTTGATTCTATTTGTTGTGGCATATTTTGCGGAACACCAGAATCTCTGTAATCCATAGTTTCCCAACCATCTTCTTCTACACTCATTTGTGGTTGTAGCATATCTAATACACTACCACCACTACCACCACCTTCTGCTCTTTGTGCAGATGTAAATGGAGTTGTCATATTAAGAATTTCATTTAATGTAGAATTCTTTGTGTATTCTTTTTGTGGTTGTTGAACTCTTTGTTGTTGTTGTGGTACAGATGCTCTACTCTTTTGTAAAGCAGCACTTGCTGCTGCAAATGGGTCTGTACTCCTAATTGCCTCCTTTAATGTAGGAGCTTGTGGTTTTCTGTTAGAATTTAATGTAACTGCACCTGATTTAATAAGCTTTGTTATTTCAGAAATAACCTGCTGTCTAACCTGTGTCTTAACTTCATTCTTAACCACTTCTTTAATAAGTGATAATAAAATGTCTGATTTCATAATAAAAATATGTTCGTTATGTTAATAAATATAATAAGTTCAAATTTATCCTTTGTTTATAATTAACCAGGTAAACCAACTTTAACAATATTTGGATTTAATATAGATGCAATTCCCTCTTTTTGGCTTAGTGTTAAATTTGAATTAGTTCCTGCATCAGTAAATCCGGAAACAATTCGTTCTCCAAATGCACCAACACTTACTTCACCTTTACCAATTAAACCTTCCGATGTTAATGCCAAAGAAGTTGCACCTAACACTTCTAATCCAACCTCTGTTATTCGTGTTGCACCCGCTCTACCAGTTGATTTAAGAATACTATTCCAAGACCTACCCGTAAATAATGTTGGAGATACTGGATATGTAAAGTATGATGACCAAGGTAATACTCCTGGTGCGGGAGGTGCGGGAGGTGGATATGCACAATTGCAAAAATACATCCCCCCTACAGTTAATAAATGTAAATTTGCACTAATTATAAAATTTAATAAAAATGGAGCAGGTTCTCCGTTAGGTGCAACTATTATCGGTGTCCAAACTCCAGGTGAAAAATTAAATGCAATAGTTGTTGTTATATTTTGAAGAGCACCTATACATGGAAATTTTGGAGTAGGTACTGGCTCTGAATTTGGTATTGGTAATCTTGAATGAGTTGCTCCTGTCCAATACGCTTGAATTGCTGGTCCTATATCTCTTAATAAATCACCATTTTTATCTAACTTTGTTTTGTTTAAAATGCCCAATAAAGAAGTTGCCATTAGTAATTGATTTCCACCTTTAAACGCAACACCTGGTCCTGGAAATAATGTAAAACCTGCTTTTATAACTTTATCATACTCTTCTGATAAATTTTTTGCAAATACGGCATTAGAAACTATGTTTTCTATACTTTTTTTATCAGAACCAAGCATATTTGCAATATCTAAACCAAATATTTTATCAGCACCTTCTAGAACAAGATTTGTCCCTTGTTGATATAGAGTACCTTCTAACATATCAACTGCCATATTAAAATAAAACTCTGCCCAACTTTTAGATGGTTTAGCAACAAATGGATTAAGACCAGGTTTAGCTAAATTAATTGCCATTACGTTTTACTTAAATAGTTATTAGCAGATAATATATTTTTTAATCTATTTGAAATTTGAATAAAATCATTTGCATTAGTAGGTCCTAATCCAGTTTGTCCTGCTGGTGTTAAATAAATTTGATTTAAAATTGCTACTATTAAATCTTCCATCAAATCAACTAACTCACCACCCAATACCATTTGTTGTACCGCAGCTCCTACTTGCCCTGCCCCTTGATTTTTACCTAAAAATATTTTACCACTATTTGAATTTAAAAATATTTGATTACCACCTTCAGATTCAACTGTAACGTTGTTAGATGAGAGTAAATGAATTGGTTTTGCAGCATCTACTGAAAATGTACCATCTGTTATAATACCCGTATTACCTTTTCCAAATATAATAAATTCGTTTGCTTTTGCAGATAATATTATTCTATCCGAATTTACAAATAATTGGTCTCCACTAAAATCAGATGGATATTCTGTGAA